TGCAGAGGGAGCATTATACATAGTTCTTTGACATGATTAGATATATAATATAAGATATATTCTGCGTAGGCACAGAAGCGAAGCCCGGACGGGTGGATAGTGGTGGGTGCAAGTGGAACGGAATTGACACCGATAGCAACCGAGGATAAGCCGATGACGGGCGAATGGTTGCAAATGTCTGATAGTGGTAAGACCACAAAGTTGAAACGAACTTTCTTTCAGCCAAGAAAATCATCTTTACTTGTGCAAGTATGCGGGGCAGGTGTCCGTATCGCTGAGAGATACAGGTCATAAAGACAACATAAGCGTCCGATACAGTCTTAAATCGGTATAAAGTATGCGGTGGTAATGAAAGGCGGCCGTACACGCTTATTATATATAGCCAACGGTATGCGAGATGCAGGAAATCGGATTTCCCCGTTGGCGCAAATGAAAAACTATTAAATATGAGTGAATTGCATATTTCTCCGGAACGTCATAACAGGAACCTTGTTACCGGAAGATTCTTAAAAGGTTGTATTCCTCACAACAAGGGGAAATCAATGGTTTACCATTCCAAACGGTCACAAAAGAGAAGTCTTGCCGGCCTTGCCAAAGGCCGTGGGGCATGGCATAAGACCGGAGCCGGAATGAATAAAAAGAGCGTGGTTCTGATAAAAGACGGACGTCTGTGTGGCGTATTCCCTTCCATTCAGGCAGCAGGCAGCGCGTTAGGCGTCAGTCCGTCTTTGGTAGGCAGGGTATGTAGAAAGCTGCGTAATAACCACACGGCGAAAGGGTTTCAATGTTTTTTTGAAAGCGATAACAGTTGGTGTGATTTAATCAAATGAGTATGGATAGTAATAGACAAAATATCTTAACCAATTATATTTCCTACCTGTACACAACGGGTAGAACTTATGATACCATCGGCAAATACATCAAATATGTAACGGATTTTCTTGAAAGCGCTGAAGAAATCAATCGCCGTGGTTATCTGGCTTATAAGCGTGAAAATGCCAATATTGGGGCACGTTATCCATTGATGAGTGAATCCATTTGTGATTTATTATTCCACCTTAAAATCGGGTATAACCGTCGGGAAAAGAAAACAAAGACATTGGAAAGGCTTGATACCATTTCAGAAAAGAACAGGAAACTTTTGAATGATTTTATAGTATGGCTTACCGATAGCAATGATTACTCTTCGCATACTGTAGATATTTACCACACCTCTTTGAAACAATACTTTGAATATGCCAATGATATAAGTATGGAAAACTGCAAGAGGTTTATACGGACTTTGGAAGAGAAATCACTGTCCCCGCAAACCATCCGTTTGCGTATCACCGCTTTAGAAAAGTTTTCCAAATGGCTAAAAAAGCCGATAGAGCTTAAACGGCCTAAGATGAAGCGTAAGCTTGATGTGAACAATGTCCCGACAGAAGAGGAATACAACCGACTACTGGATTTCCTGAAAACGAAATCCAACAAGGATTATTACTTTTTTATCAAGGTATTGGGTACAACGGGCGCACGTCTGTCAGAATTCCAACAATTCACGTGGGAAGACATGGCAGCAGGTGAGGTTACGCTTCGCGGCAAAGGCAATAAATACCGTCGCTTTTTCTTTCAAAAACAGTTGAGACAGGAAGCGATGGCATACATGAAAGAGAATGGTAAAACGGGACTTCTCGCTGTTGGGAAATTCGGCCCGTTAACTCAACGAGGTTTTTCACAACATTTGAAAGCATGGGGTAAACATTGCGGTATCGATTCAAGGAAGATGCACGCGCATGCCTTACGGCATTTTTTCGCTAAAATGTTCCTGAAGAAAAATAAGGATGTCATTCAACTGGCCGACCTTCTCGGTCATGGTAGTGTAGACACAACAAGAATTTACTTACAAAAAAGCTATGATGAACAAAAAAGAGATTTTAATCAAAGCGTTACGTGGTAGTGTAGCGCAGCTCAATGAGCTGTCGACCATGACTGAAGGGATAGATGTTTATAATGCCACCGGGCATGTTGACACGGAGTTTCTCATAGAAGCGCTATCCTGCGTCAATACCTTCATGGATGCGAGCAATACGGTTGTTCAAAAAATATCTTCACTTTTAGCGCCGGACGCTCCAACGGACGAAAAGAAAAAACAGGCTGATGAAGGTAAGAAATGGAATGTGGAAGATATACTAAAACATTGTACTCTTGAGGACAGTGTTCTTAAACTTCCGAAAGTACAATTTAATAAAAAATCCTATGCTGAAGCCAAGAAGTGGATTGAGGAAGCCGGCGGTTCCTGGCAAAGTGGAAAAATACAGGGTTTTACATTCCCGTTCAATCCGGAGAGGGTGTTTTCAATCCTTAAAGAAGGGAAGCGATGCAATCTTCAGCAGGAATACCAGTTCTTTGAAACGCCACCTCAGCTGGCGGACTGGCTGGTCATGCTTGCCGGCGGAATACATGAGAATGATACGGTACTGGAGCCGAGTGCCGGCCGTGGCGCTCTCATTAAAGCCATTCATAGGGCTTGTCCTTCCGTAACAGTAGAATGCTATGAACTGATGCCGGAAAACAGAGAGTTTTTGCATTCGTTGGATAATGTGATAATACTTGATGAGGATTTCACGAAAGATAGCGTAGGAAGCTATACCAAGATTATCGCCAACCCGCCTTTCTCAGGCAATCAGGATATAGAGCATGTGAGGATTATGTATAAGCTTTTGGAAAAAGGTGGAACGCTCGCAGCCATTACCAGCTCTCATTGGAAAATTGCTTCGGAAAAGAAATGTGTTGATTTTCGCAACTGGTTGGAAGAGGTACATGGAGAAGTATTTGAAATCGGCGCCGGAGAATTCAAGGAAAGTGGGACATCTATAAGTACAATGGCGGTAGTGATAAGGAAATAGCGATACTCCCTTCCCGTCAAATTCGGGCACGCTGAAAAGCCAAACACGTATTGTTGCGTTGAAGGGAGCACTTAATATTGAAATTAATATGAGAGACAGAGAAGTTACTTTTGACGGAAAGAACCTTTCCTTTTACATTGACAATGTTCAGATTGTCAATGGAGAAATGCCGGATTCATATGAAATAAACGGTAAATATACAATTGACAGTGAATCGTTAACCAAATTAGTATCCGCCTTGAAAAAAGATGTATATGGCGTGGTGAAACAGAAAATATTTAGTAGTTCCTATCTGGGCTGTAAGTCATCATATTACTATTGGATATATTCCCAAAATGACCTTCCGGAAGGAGTGGAAGATATGATTAATGCTCTTAACAGAAGGGTGAAAGAACTGGAAGGAGATATAGAGTATCATAACAGCTCGCCGTGGTATAAACGGTTCAAAAAAATAGAATAAATAATTCCCGTGGCTCTCAATAGATGTTTGAGAGTAGTAAGGCTACCATCGGAACGCTCACGGGAGCAAAACTGTAGAAAATATACAATGTTGGTATTTGGTTCATTCACGAACCTTGTTTTCAGACATGGTAAGCCCCCGTTCGTGAGAATAGAGGCTTTCCTTCGGAGTTAGGACATGCGTTATTGCATTCCAGACTATAGATGAAGTATTTGTTTAGTCGTAGCCGGGCGGTCTGTGAAGATAGCCCGGTTTTTATTTGAAAACCCATTAATAACAATTATATGAAAACATTTGAAGAATTAAAAGAAGAACTATTAATCCGCGCCAAAAATGCTGGTGCATGTCAAGCCGGCTATGCAATGGGATTAAGAAGTGATACAAAATCCGACCTGTTAAAAGCCATTACTGAAAATTGGTTTTGGGTTTTGAGGAGTGCAAAGATTGTCGATGCCAAATACCTGGAAGACAACTTCACGGAAGAGGAGTTATCGGAAGCCGGTATTTATACCAGGAATACCCATGTAGTTAGTACAGCCTCATTTGCCTGCGGCAGTGCAACGGTGGAAGCCTACGGCAGTGCAACGGTGAAAGCCTACGACAGTGCAACGGTGAAAGCCTACGACAGTGCAACGGTGGAAGCCTGCGGCAGTGCAACGGTGAAAGCCTACGACAGTGCAACGGTGGAAGCCTACGGCAGTGCAACGGTGGAAGCCTACGACAGTGCAACGGTGGAAGCCTACGGCAGTGCAACGGTGGAAGCCTGCGGCAGTGCAACGGTGAAAGCCTACGGCAATTCCTACGTAGAGGATTGTACAGGTAATGTCCGACCTCAATCCGGTTATGCAATAGTCAAAGATTACCATAGCCATAAGATATATATCAAAAAAGGAAATTTTGAAATCATAGAGGTTTGACCTATTCCAGCCGCAGAAAAGGTCAGTGCTACTACCGCACTAAAAGCCGTGAGAGAAGCGAAGTGCGTACCGTTTCCCTTTAACCTTGTGCGGGCGGTTTAAAAACATAAGACGATGAAAGACGAACTGGAAGAACTGTACAAAGAACTGAACGAGGTAAAAGCCTGCGATTTGGACTATCTTCCCAAGTATGGGTATTCCTCAAAAGAAGAAATCATTCAGCTTATAGAAGAAGACATCGAGGAGTTGCGCACGGAACTCGAATGCAGTCAATATGACTACACGCCTGATGAACTCGAAGATGAAAGGATGATGCTTTGTGTTAGTCAGGGATTATCAAGACGTTGCTAAATTATCAACATTATGGAGAATAACTTAGATTTATACAACCGTGTCAGAAAAGTTCCCAAAGAAGCGATAAAAAGTATTGCTGCGGGAAGATTAAAAGGTATGTCTGATATAAACCCTATGTGGCGCATAAAAATGCTTACCGAAGAATTTGGAGTGTGCGGTTTCGGATGGAAATATGAAATTATCCGGATGTGGAACGAAAATGGCGGCAACGGAGTAATATCCAGTTTTGTTCACATAAACCTCTTTGTAAAAATGAACGGGGAATGGAGCGAGGCTATACAGGGCGTCGGCGGTTCTTCGTTTGTGACAAATGAAAAAAACGGCCTCTATACATCGGATGAATGCTTTAAAATGGCCTTAACGGACGCCATATCAGTGGCTTGCAAAGCATTAGGAATGGGGGCTGATGTTTATTGGGATAAAGATTCGACAAAATACATCCAGACAAGCACGCAAGCGGCTCCTGTTACAGACAATCGAAAGTTGCTTAACAAAGAACTGCTTAAC